GGACTGCCGCGTCTACGCGCGCGCGGCAGCCTGGATCGCGGGCGCCGATCGTTGGACCGAAACCATGTGGCGGGATCTGGAACACCAGGTCGGGGTGAACGAGCCTGTGAAGGATGAACAGGCAATGGAGGCAGATTCACCCACTCTCACCATCGCAGGCGTCCTCCGGCGTCGACCGGAGCGGCGCAGCCGGCGTGTGTTTCGCTCGAGCTACATGAGCTGATGACGAGCGGGAAAATGTCGAATGCGAACGAGGAGTCCTCGGAGCCATTTCGCACGCCAGCCCGCGGGTGCCCAAGAGCCGACGCCAACTCGTCACGCTCGTGTGCGCTGCAATATGTTGTAATGTGCCAGGATTTGGTCATTCGGCTTGCCGCCGCCTTCAAATGCGAACAAGATGTCATTGCGATCTTGGTTGTGCTCGGCAGGGCTGAACATGAAGCGATTTTCTATCGCGATGGCGCTCGTTGGCGGTGTGGGGCTTATGACCGCTGTGCCCACGGCGGAAGCCGCTCCATGTCTCATCGTGACATTGACGGGCACGCAGAGCGGTCCGCCAGTCTTCAATGGTCAGGCCGGTGCTGGAACGCTCGTGCGCTATGGCGAAGACAGCAACAATTGCAGTGCCATGAAGCTCCAGTTCGACGCTGGCCGCGGGACAAACATGCGACTGTCACAGGTCGGCGTGCCGCCCGGGCAACTGAATGCAATTTTCTTCACGCACATGCATTCGGATCACACGGAGGGCTTTGCCGATATCATGATGCTGCGTTGGCACTTCAACTCGAAGGGGCCGAAGATCGACGTGGTTTGCAGCTCGGATGCGGTATCGGTTCTAGGGTTCACCAACAGCTGTCGGAAATTCGCCATGCATATTGGCGATGCATTCCTCCAGTCCGGCGAGATCGCCCAGCGCCGCTCCGAGGACAATGCCCGTCTTGCGGGCGGTCCAGCCGATTTGACCAATGTGATCACGTTCGATCCGAAGGAAGATCCGCAGGTCGTCTGGTCGTCTGGTGACGTGAAGGTCAGCGCGATCCGTTCTACCCACATTGCGGGACATGCCTCCTATCGCGTGGACACGCCTGCTGGAAGTGTGGTGATCGGCGGCGACGCCGGCAACGATGTGCTCGCGCCGCCACGCGCTTCCTCGACGTCTGATCAGGTCGAGAAATTAGCAAAGGATGTTGACATCATCGTGCATTCGACGATGCACCCCGTCATGGGGCCAAATAGAGACAGCGGAATGCCGCCGCCAATCTTTTATCGCCAGAGCGGCACCACTGATCTCGGCGCAATGGCGAAGCGGGTAGGTGCAAAGTATCTCATGCTCACGCATCTGGGACCGCCGATCGGAGCGGTGCGTCAAGGTCCCTGGAAGATTCCAGGCGGTCCCCTGACAGAAGCGGATTACCGCAAAGCGGTCGAGGTGAGCGGATACACCGGAAACACTATTGTGGGCACCGATCTCGCGAGCCTGCGACTTCCGGCGAAGTAAGCCAGGCGGATTCCAGCGCCGTCGATCAGCAACGCCTTGATCCGCTCCGGATCATTCGCGTCGGGACTTGACCAACACTGGTCCGCAGCACCCCAAGAACTGGACATGAATCCAGGGCTTTGGTGAGTGCCGCAAGCCTTTGGAGCCTGATCTAGTGGGCCGCCACCCGGTCCTCGTAGGCGGCGGATAATAACAACTTGATAGACAAGGCCGGTTGTAGCCGGGCACGGCACCCGAGCTGAACGAGCCCTTCGTATGACCCTCGAAGAGATGACGGCGCAGCGCGACGCGTTGCTCGCCGCGCGTTTTCGTGGCTTGCGCACCGTAGAGATCGAGGGCCGCCGTGTGACCTTTACAACCGACGCCGAGATGGCGGCCGCCCTCACGGACCTCGAGCGCCGGATCGCCGCAGCACAGGAAGGCGGCCGTCGGCGCCGAATTCTCACGTCCGCCTCGAAGGGTCTCTGAGTGCTCGCATCGCTGAGCCGGTTCCGGCGCCGCGTCGGGGCGTTCATCGGGGGTTTTGAGGCAGGGCTCGCCAACCGGCGCCTCAAGGGGTTCCAGCCGAGCCGGGTACATCTCAATACGCTGATCGCCGCGGCCGGGCCCGACATCACGGCCCGCGCCCGCTGGCTGGTGCGCAACAACGGCTATGCTGCCAACGCCATCGAGAGCTGGGCAGGCAATGTTGTCGGCGCCGGCATCAAGCCGTCCTCGCTGATCTCGGATCCCAAGCTGAAGGCAGCCGTACAGAAGCTGTGGCTCGATTGGACCGACGAAGCCGACGCGGAAGGCTTCACCGATCTCTACGGCCTGCAGCGGCGGGCGGCCCGAGAGGTGTTCATCGCCGGCGAGGTGTTTTTTCGCTTTCGGCCGCGCCGACCACAGGATGGCCTGAGAGTGCCTCTGCAGCTGCAGATGATCCCCTCGGAGATGCTGCCGCTCAACCGCAACGAGATTGCGCCCGGCGGCAACGCCATCCGCCAGGGAATCGAGTTCGATCCGATCGGACGGCGCGTCGCCTATCACTTCCTGCGGCGGCACCCTGGGGATGTGACTGACCCCGGCCTTGCCGGCGATATCGTGCGCATCCCGGCATCCGAGATCGTGCATGTCATCGACCCCGTCGAAGCGGGTCAGCTCCGGGGTGTTTCGCGGTTCGCGGCGGGGATCGTGAAACTGTTCCTGCTGGACCAGTACGACGATGCCGAGATCGACCGCAAGAAGGTCGCGGCCATGCACGCGCTGTTCATTACCACGCCGGCGCCCGCCGAACCACTCGATGCCGCCGAGGGCCGCGACGAGAACGACGAACGCACCATCGACCTGCAGCCCGGCCAGATCACCATGCTCGAGCCGGGCGAGGAGGTACAGACCTCGGCGCCTGCCGACTCGGGACAGACCTACGAGCCGTTCCAGTACCGAACCTTGCTGCAAGTTTCGGCGGCGCTCGGCGTGCCCTATGCGTACCTGTCCAACGATATGCTCAAGGCGAACTACTCGAATTCGCGCCTTGCGCTGCTCGAATTTCGCCGGCGGATCGAGGCCTACCAGCATGCCGTCATCGTCTGGCAGCTCTGCCGGCGGGTCTGGGCTCGGTGGATGGACACCACAGTGCTCGCCGGCGCACTCGAGCTGCCGGACTACGACCCGCGCCGGCGCGAGTACCTCGGGTGCGGATGGCTCCCGCCGAAGTGGGACTGGGTCGATCCGCTGAAAGATGCGCGCGCCGAGATCGAGCAGATCGATGCCGGGCTCAAGAGCCGCAGCCAGGCGTTGGCCGAGCGCGGCTACGACGCCGAGCAGGTCGATGCCGAGATCGCGGCCGATCGGGCGCGGGAACAATCACTTGGCCTGAGCTTCGGCTCGGCAACTCCCGAGAACGCGCTGCAAACGCCAAACGATGCCAGTGCCGCCACCGGCGCTGAGGCAGACGCTTGAAAATCCCACGATCCGCACGTTTCCAATGATCGACCTGCCTCACGTCGCCTCCCGCGTGTTCGGGAGTCCATTGATGATCGCGCGCGCCAAGCTCGACGTGATCCTCGGCGTGCTCGCGCCGCGCCTAGCCGGCGGCGCCTTCGAGCCGATCAGCGCGGAATCCGACCCGCCCCCGCAGACGTCGGTCACGGTTGAACGAATTGCCGTAGTGTCGGTGATCGGCACATTGGTCAGTCGCTCAAGCTATCTCGATGCCACGAGCGGGCTGATGTCATACCGGGATATTGGCGATGCGATCGCGTCCGCAATTGATGATCCTTCCGTGCGGGGTGTCATCCTCGACGTCGACTCGCCAGGCGGGGAGGTCGGAGGTCTGTTTGATCTGGTCGAGCAGATCCAGGCAGTCAGAAGGACAAGCGCTAAGCCGCTCTGGGCTGTTGCCAATGAGAGCGCACTCTCCGCAGCATATGCGATCGCAAGTGCCGCGGACCGCCTCTACGTGACGCGCACGGGCGAGGTCGGCTCGGTCGGCGTAGTTGCCGCCCACGTCGACGAAAGCCGGGCGGATGCAAAGGCTGGCCTAGCCTGGACCTTTGTGTTCGCCGGCGAGCGCAAGGTCGACGGCAATGGTCATGAGCCACTGTCCGACCGCGCCCGCGCCACGATCCAAGCAGACGTGGATCGCCTCTACGGTGAGCTGTGCGCAGTGGTCGCCGCCAACCGCCGCCTGAGCAGCGAGGTGGTGAGGATGACCGACGCCGCGATCTACCGCGGTGAGCTTGCGCTCCGCGCTGGCTTGGCCGACCGCGTCGGAACCCTCGACCTCGCGATCGCCGAGATGGTCACCGAGCTCGAACGCGCTGCGTTCACAACGCGCGCAGCAATCAACCCGCCGCCCAAAAGGAGCCTGTCCATGGCCACGAACGAAACTCCAGAAATCCGAGACGAACCAGCCCAATCCCAGCCGACCGGCGACCCGCAACCTCCGCCGGCGGCCAAGGCATCCAATCCCGAGCCGGCTCCGACGCCGAGTCAAACGCCGGCGCCCGAGACTGCTGCAATACCGGCGGTCGAGCCCAGTTCCGTCGACAAGCTGCGCGCGGAGTTCGCGGAGATCGCAGCCATCGCGGCTCAGGCCGCCCGGCTCGGGGTCACGATCGACGCGGCGGATGCGATGCGCAAGGGCGTTTCGGCGGACGCTCTGCGGCGCTGCGTGCTCGATACACTTGCCGAGCGTACCGAGGCGACGAGCGTCATTGCGGCAGCCCCATCAACGCCCACCCCCGGCGACAGCCCGATCGTGCGACGCGCAAAGGAACGCGCCGCGGCGGCGCGCGCCTGATGATTAAAGAGTCTTGACCATGCCTGTTCTCACGATGGCGCCGACGCTCGGCGACCTG